GTTCGATGGAGAGTTCGAGTCCTACAAGTGGTGCGAACCGTGCATCGTACTGATGGCGAAAATGATCCAAGGCGAATATGGCGACGAACCAGTCGATGATTACGAAAGGCGGTGTAGGACGAACAGCTAATTATCCCAACCGCGGTCGGGATATCCGCGAAATCCAATATCCCAACCTAGACCACCACCACCATGAAACCGACAGACGCTATTGCGATATTCAAATCCTATATGTCAGAGCGCCGGCTGATGCGGCGCACTCAAAAATGCTATCTGGGTCATGTCGAGAGATTCTTCAAATTCAAATCGCCAACCGGTTTGACCGCTGAAGAAAAAGTTGTTGCATATCTAGGATGGCTGGCTGACGAGCGCTCGGCAGTCATGCAAAAGCAGGCTCTAAATGCGTTGGTGGCACTTTACAGAGCCCTAGACCGGCCGCTGGGAGATATGCCGGATTGGGTAAGCCCAGTGATCAAACACCGGGTGCCCGTATGGGTTTGCCGGGAAGAGGCAGTCAGGATCATCGAGTTGCTGCCGCCGCCGTGGAACGAAATAGCCTCGCTGCTCTATGGCGGCGGGTTACGGATCTCCGAAGCATTGAGTCTGCGCTCCAAAGATTTGGACTCTCATGCCGGGACGATCACCGTCCGCGCGGGCAAGGGCGATAAGGATAGGGTCACATTGCTGCCCAAGTTTATCGTTCCCGCGCTTGCCGCCAGGTACAAACTCAACCGCACGATCTGGGAAGAGGATCGCGCCGCTGGCCTGCCCGGGGTGGAAGTGCCTGATTCAGTCGGCCGGAAAATCCCGCAGGCCGGAACACAGTGGCCTTGGTTCTGGGTTTTTCCAGCGGCCGGCCAGTCCACGGACCCTCAATCTGGAATCATCCGTCGCCACCATCTCCATGAGGCAGGTTTCGCGAAAGCGTTAGGCAAGGCCGTCACCCGCGCCCGGATCAACAAGAGGGTTACGGCGCATGCATTCAGACACGGGTTCGCAACGAGCTACCTCGCCCAGGGTGGGACGATCCAAGAGCTCAAGGATCTGATGGGCCATACATCCATCAAGACCACCGAAACCTATCTCCATTGCCTGCCGGAACTCGCCAGTCGCGTTTCCAGCCCGCTGGATGCGCCCAATGTCATCCAATTCCGCAAGACCGGCTGAGCTTTTTCAATTCTCACCTAACAATACAAAAACAAGACCACCATGCAAATCGATACCACCCATCCAATCATCATGCGCCTTGCCGAACTGCAAGGCGCGCAATCAGACAAGGCATTTGCCAAGCGCTGGCTCACCGTGAGCGAAACCACCTGGTTCCGCGTGCGCAGCGGATCCTACACAGCTGATGATCATTCCCGCGTCTGGGATAAGCTGAGCGCCGATCTGGCGCGCTTGGAAGATCACCTCGTCATCGCCTCGGGCCATGATCCGGTCGTACTGCCCATGCAACACATCTGTCTCGGCCTCGCTGCCACCCGCTGCGCATTCGGCCAGCCGCGTAACCGGCTGGTGACTATCCTCGGCGATTCCGGATCGGGGAAGACGTTTACGGCGCGCGCCATTGCCGAGGAGTTTCCCGGTGCCTGCGCCAGCGTGCAGGCCAGCGAGCCATGGCGCTCGTCGTATATGGCCGCGCTGCAATCCATCGCTGATGCCGCCGGCCTGGGCAAGTTGCCGGCCAGCGCCCGCGTCGCCGAAAGCCAGCTCATCACCTATCTGTGCAAGTCGCCGCGCATCATCGCCATCGACGAAGGAAATTATTTCGGGCCGGCCACGCTCAACCTGGTGAAGTTGATTTTGAATCTGACGAAATCCACGGTGGTCGTGCTTGCACTGCCGGAATTATGGGAACGCATGGTGCGCTCGCACCGCGCCGAATACCAGCAACTGCGCAACCGCACAGCGGCCAAGCTGCTGCTCAATACGGTGGATAATGCGGGCGTGCGCATGCTCATGAATGATGCGCTGAACTCGCAGTGGAGCACCATGGATGCCACCGAGATCGCCGCAGCCACCGGCAAGATCGTCCGCGAGGGAAATACGTTCGGATTATGGAACACGGTCAGTTCCATCGCCGGGGAAATCCGCTCCGAGGCCGGCGACTCGCCTCTCGATCCCAAGATCATCGATAAGGCAATCGCCAATGTGCGCTCACTCAGAAACTAACCGCCATGACCGCACTATCCGAAATACCCACCGACGATCTGCGCGCGGAGCTGGCGCGCCGGCGGCCTGCGGTACGCATCAGCCCCGATGCCCGCCTGGCACTGGACCTTATCGCCCGCGCCGGCAAATCCTACGGACTGACGCCGGCGCAGGTGATGAGCAAGCGCCGTGATAATCCCCACTGCCACGCCCGCTGGGCGGTGTGGGCCTCACTGGCGCATGCGGGTTGGATTCCCTCGCGCATCGCCGCGGTGTTTGCAGTGGATCCGGGCACCATCCACAACGGCCTGCAGCAGGCCGGCAGGAGAGCCGCAACGGATAATATCTTCCTCGGCACGCTGCTGCTGCTGCGCGCCGATCTGGCCAGCGGCCGCCCATCGGTCTCTCCTCAATCCATCTCCAACCAATAACCACCAAAACAAACACCATGTCAGCCAAACCGACCACCACCAAAAACGAGGCCCTGCAAGGGCAATCACTATTAGTTCGCGCGGTAGCCTCTGCGCTGGAAATCCGCGTACCTGGCAATCTGGACAAGCGCTTCCGCAGCTCCCTGCTGCGGCGCGCCAAGGCAGATATCGCCGCGCTGCCACCGGGCCTGCTCATCCGTCTGTTCGAGGCAGCATGCTCCGCGGACTTTCCCGACCCCGATGTCGTCGAGTTCCGCCAGGCCTGCGAGCGCGCGCTCGCCGGACCGCTGGGTCTCTCCGCCTACAAGACCGCCGCCCAATCCAAGCCCTGAATATTCCCCCTAACAAAACGAAACAAGACCACTATGAAAATCGACCCCCAAATGACCGGCATACCGGCAGAAAAGCAGGCAGCCAAGGCCATCGGCCACACGCTGCAAGTTATCCGTGACAATCCCGCCGTGGCTTACCACTGCGGCCACTGCACCCAAACCTACTCGCTCCTCGTCGAGGCCCATGCCACCTTGTGCGATCTGACGATTCCGGAAATCCAAGCGCGCTTCCAGCCGGCTCAGCCGAATGAATTGCTGGAAGGCGAATTGCGCCAATGCCCGTTTTGCGGCGGCGGCATGTTTGTCCTGCAAGATGACGATGCGCACGTCGTGCGCTGCGAGGATTGCAATGCCCGCGGCCCTGAGGGTGATGACGAGGGAGAGTCAGTCCACAAATGGAACCAACGTGCCACGCTCCGCCAATAACCAATAACCTCTAACCAATAACCACCCAATGACCACCGACACCGAACTCTTCCCGCCGCCGGAACCGCGCTGGGAAGTCGTGACCATCCATCAGCGCCAGACCAAGGAGGAGAGCGCCGCCAACAAGCCCAAATTCGTGAGCCATCACGAGTTGCTGTACGGCGGCCGGGTGCAAAAGAAAACCTCAGGCGTCTCCGGTATGGACGGCTTGCGCGAAATGGCGGCCTTCCTCAACCGCAAGCGCATGGTACCGCGCCCGGCCATCCAGTGCCTGGCTGACGATCCTGGCAACCGCGAGGTTGCCATGCGCAAGATGACCAAGCGCGCCGATGCCATCAATGCCAAAGCCAATGCCGCGAAGTACATGGCGGAGCATGCCAAGCCGGTTAGGTGACGGCCGGCGCAACATTGGATTCACGAGAGCCCCGGCCGCAATGCCGGGGCTCTTTCGCGTTCGGCCGGAGCCGGTGTGCTATGATGTGGCGCATGCCAGCCTCCACCGCCCGCAACCTGTTCGACATTTCGCCTCTGCCCCGCCTGGTGCAGGAGATGTTGCCGTTGGATTTCACGGTACCGGCCGGCGGCTGGGGCGGTGACTGCTACCTGACCACCACACGCGGCACGAAGCTCCGGCGCTGGGGCAGCGTGCGGCAGGCGGCGAAAGTATTAGGTGGCTGCGATCGCGAAAGCATCTACGTGCTGATCGAGGCGGGATTGATTGACGCCTACAAGTTGCAGCCCGGAAAAAGCAACAGCCACTGGCGGGTTGACCTGGTCGGCTGCCAGCGGCACCGGGATTCACAGATGCCGAAAAAGTAGCGGGTGCTAGCGGGGTGTAAACCCGCGGCAAGGGGGAGTTATGGCATAAGGGTGACCGCAACGCGTCACGCCTCGCCAACACCCCCATGAAAAACATCATACTTGCCTACCTCCCGACATTGCTCCGGCATTGTTTCACCGCGCTGGCCACCGTCGGCACGCTGTTATTGACCAAGGGCCTCATCACCCCGTCCGATGTTTCGGCCGTCAACGCCGGCGGATCCAGTATCGCCGCCGCCCTGGTGGTGATCTTCACGCCGATCCTCTCCCGCCTGGCGATCACCTTGTTAGGCAAGCTCCCTCTTAGCGGATTGTCATCCGCGACGGATAAGGCGACGGCATGGTTGCTTTGGATTTGCATCGGCACGGCAGTAGGTGGACTTGGTGGTCTGGGCCTGCTGTCGTGCTCGCCTGCCCAGATGAGCGCGGCCGGCAGCATCCCGATCCACGGCAAGTTGTTTACCAATTACGGCAGCCTCGGCTACGACTCAAAATCCGGCATCGATGTCGAGATCGACGCGCAGACGCTCGCCAAGATCAGCAAACCAGCGCCGCCCGAGCCACCGGCTCCGGTGCTCGCCGCCAAGTAACCTTCAATCGGGAGCGCGAGCGGATCGAGGAGAAATTTCCAACCGCCGCAAGGACCGCTCCCAAACCATCACCCAAACATAGTGCCCCACTGACTATCAGAATTGCGCAGCGCGGAGGTGGATCCGCCGCCGGGTTCAACGCAATTCCAAGAGGTCGGTGGGGCCAGCAATCCTAACCATTAACACATAACCGTGAATACTCCGCACAAGATCAACCTTCCGGCATGGGTGCGGCCATGCCGGAGCGGCGGGAATCAACTTTCCCGATAACTTCCAAATTTCAGCTAATTTCATGTTCACAGCCTTTTGCATCGCCTTGATCCTCTGCGTGATAATCATCCCCCTGGCGCTGCTGTGCCTGGCAGCGATGGAGGCACCCGACAGCACCGGCGGCGCATGGGATGCGTCGGACAAGTCGGACCCGTCCGACGCGTCCGACAAGGACACACTGCAAACCATCGAAGATTGGAGGGCCGGCAAATGATCGCCATCTGTATCGGCCACAGCCGCCCCAATGATGGCGGAAGCACCAGCGTCGGAGGAGTCTCCGAGCACACCTTCAATTCCCGCATCGGGGCAATGGTCGTTTCCCGCCTCACGGCGATGGGCGAGGCCTGCACGATGATCGGAGCCTACCAGGGCACGAGCTACGGCCTGGCAATGACCTGGCTGGCCGGCCGCCTCAAGGATCTGCGGGCAACGGTTTGTGTGGAGCTGCACTTCAATGATGCCGATGCCTCCGCCAGCGGCCACCAGTGGCTGTATTGCAGCGGCAGCCCGCGCGGCAAGCGCCTGGCACAACTCTTCGACGGCCGCATGCAGGCCGCCTTCCCCACGCTCCACGCCCGCGGCACAGTCGGTCTCGGCAAGGACGACAGAGGTTGGGGCTTTGTCTATGGCACTCCATGCCTCGCCGTGATTTGCGAGCCGTTCTTCGGCTCCAACCAATCAGATTGGGATCTCATCAACTCCCATCAGGACCGCCTGGCACAGGTGATCGCCGATGGGCTAACCGATTTCATCAGCAAGCCATGATCGACACCTCTGAAATGACCGTGTTGCGCGGCGACGGCACCTGGCCGTGGCAGGCGTTTGTAGACGGCGACGATATCGTGGTGATCGCCGCCCGCGGTACCTGCTTCGGGGGCGACTCCGATCCCCAGGACAACGGCGGGACCGCCTCCGGCATCAATACCAAGCACAATCCCGATATCGTGGGCTGCGCGTTGCCACTCGTCTACACCGGCCCCGGAAAAGCATTGCAAGCTGCCCTGGGCGGCAGTCCGTTGCCAAAGATCCCCTGGCGCACTCCCGTCGAAATCACCGAGGCCGCCACGGGAAAGGTCATCACCGCCATCCTGATCGATCTGGGACCGGCCAAGAAAACCGGTAACGCCATCGATCTGACGATTGCCGCCGCACGCCTGTTCAATCCGCATGCCAGCGCAACCAACTTCGAGGTTGCATGCCATTACCGTATCCGCGGCGCGGCGAAATTCGCAACGAAAGGCAGCGCGTCATGACAGCCAGATTGATCTACCAGGAAATCTGCACCGAGGATAATCCCGGCACATACATCGGCAAGCTGGGCGATATCCATCTGGCATCGCTCATCAGCCATCTTGCGGACGCCGCCAGCGGCGTTCCTGGTCTCATCCTCGGCATGGCCGAATCCGAATCCTCCCGGCGCTGGCTAGAGGATCAGAAAGACCGCAGCGGCGCGGTGGGGGAGGGCGGGTTATGATCGGCATCCTGGCTGATATCGGAATTGCTCCCGAGATGGTCGGCACCATCATCGCCACCATCATCATCGGCCTGCTTGGTGCGGGCTATCTCGGTAAGAAGGTTTCCGATGTGCAACGCGTGCAACTGGAAATCCCCTTGCGTGACAAGTATCTAACGAGAAGCGAGTTCTTGGAGTTCAAGGGCGACATCAAAAGCGATATCCGGGAAATGAAGGTGCTCTACGAAAAGGCGCTCACCTTCGCCACCGATCGCGACGAGCGCGCGGCAACGGATCTGAAAAACCTTGGCGACCAGCTCCACAAGCGTATCAGCGATGGTGACGAGGCGGGCGCGGAACGCCGGCGCACCATCCACGAGGAGATCAACCGCAACACCAATGCCATCACCCGCATCGAGGCCCACACCAACGTGGGCAGGGACCTCGGCAAGCTGGGTGCCGCAATCATGACGCTCGCCAAGAAAGAACCCGTCTAAGCCATGGCCGCCAATTTCAATCCTCTAACGATCATCCTGCGCGTCAAGGTGCGCGAGGCCCTCAACTTTTCGCCCGGCTATCCCAAGACCGAGGCCATGGTCCTGCAAATCGTCAACCAGCTTGTCGGCGGCGGCGTCGATATCCAGGAGTTGCGCGATGCCATGGAATGGAATCTGACGCACAGATTCATCCGCAGCGAGAAAGACGACGACAAGCAAGTCCTCTGGTACATCACCGAGGCCGGAATCGCCCAACAACGAATCTAACCGTGAATGAGCACCATCGATCCGCGCGCCGACGCCAAGTTGCAAAATCTTCCCGAGGAAGCCTTGCAAGACTTGTGGCGGTTCCGTCACCCGGAAGAGGGCGGGGAGAAATTGACTCTCGAAGCCATCTGCGTCGAGGTGCAGCGCTTGTATCGATTCTCCATCTCGCTGTCATCGCTGCATGGATTTTATCGCTGGTTGGAGGTCAAGCGGCGGATCGACCAGCGCGAGGACTTGGTGAATCAGGTCAAACAGCGACTGGCGGAGAATCCGGAAGTGAGCGACGCGCAAATCAAGATGGCCGGCCAGCGGATCTTCATGGCCGAGGGGATCATCGAAAAGGATGCCAAGATTTTTGCCGACATGGTGAAGATCGGCCAGGCCGATGCCAAGGGCCGGCGGGAAGATGCGAAGCTGGAACTGCAACGCAAGGGTTTGAAGCTGGACGAACAGAAGTTCGCGCTGATGGAGCGCAAGGCCAAGGCCATGGACGAAGCGGCGGAGCAGATGAAGCTGCTCAAGGCCGGCGGCAAGCTGATGCCGGACGCGGAGCGCACGGCGATCCTCGACAAGATGGACGAAATCCTCGGTCTCAAGAAATAATGGCGGCCATCCTTCCATCACTCAAGATCGACTCGGACGCGATGCTGCTGAAGTATTTCATGAAGCACCAGGCGACGTGGATCACCGACGAGTCGCGGATGTTGCTGGCTGAGAAGTCGGTGCGGATCGGCTGGACGTATTCGGATGCGTTCAAAAACGTGCGCAAGCGCCTCCGCCATCCCAACCGCCACTACCTGTTTTGCACGAAGGACCAGCGCTCTGCGATCGAGTACATGGAGACGTGCCTCAAGTTTGCGGAAATCTTTAACTTCGCGCGCTCGATCGTGAGCCACGGCATGGATAGCGTGAACGTGGCGGCCGTGGACGATGCCGGCAAGAAATTCACCGAGGAGGTGAAGTTCGCGGTCATCAAGTTCGACAACGGCAGCAAAATCATGGCGTTCAGCGCCAACCCGTACGCCATGGCGGTATTCGAGGGCGACGTGGGCCTCGATGAATTTTCCAAGCACAAGCAGGCCGAGAAACTTTGGGAAACGGCACAGGGCCGCATCACCTGGGGCTATGACGCGGCGATGTGGTCGGCTCATGACGGTACGGACACCCTGTTCTACCAATTCTCCCGCGAGGCGACGGCCGGCAAGGGCGGATGGGTGCATTACAAGGCGACGATCGTCGATGCCATCGAGATGGGGCTGGTTGAAAAAATCAACGAGACGCGCGGCACCAACTACACCCGCGAGCAATTCCTCGCCGATTGCCGGACGCGCGCCCGGCTGCCGGAAATCTTCGAGCAGGCGTACATGTGCAACCCATGCGGCAGCACCAGCTCGATAGTCTCCTGGCCGACGATCCTGAGCTGCTGCTTCGACTACCAGATTGCACGCCTGCACCTGGAAGCCCACCAGGTGACGGAAATCTTCGGCACCTATGAGAAGGAAACCGCGCCGGCGCGCGAGCGCTTGATCACGATCTATATCCAACAGATCTTCGGCAAGGTGTTCGCCGATCCGCAGCGCTACCGCCTCGGCTTCGATGTGGCGGCCAGCGGCCAGGGCGACCTGGCATCGATCTACGTTGATCGCAAGATGGGCGATGACTTCCGCCTTGCCGCGCTGTTCACCTGCCGGACCGATGACTGGCATTTCCTCAAGCGCGTGCTGTGGACGTTCCATGAGAATCTGTCGGCGCTCAAGGCCGCCGGCGACGAGACCGGACTCGGCCGCCAGATTTGTTGGGAAACCAAGGTGCAATTCCCCGGCATCTTCACGCCGGTCAACTTCCGCGGCAACAAGCACAAGATGGGCCTGTCGCTGATGAACCAATTGCAGGTCGCCGAAAAACAGTTTCCGCGCGACCAACCGGACATCGCCCAGGACTACTTCGGACTGCGCAAGATATGGTCTGCCGGCCAATGGGTGTTTTCCGAATCGCGCAACATGCTCAACACCGCGAGCCATTGCGACATCGCATGGAGCGGTGCCCTGGCCAGCTCGGCCGACGAGGGCAGCGCCCCGGCATTCACCTTCCCGCCGCGCCCCACCGGCAAGCGCAGCCGCCAACCGGAAAGGAGCTGGCAATGACCCCTGAAATCCGCCACGCGCCAATTTGGCCGCCGTGCTCACAAAACCGCGATGTGGCACCAATGGGCCTGATCGCCGTCCAAATCGATTTGCAGCGATTTGCAGGGGGTTCGCGACGCCTTTCCGTACCTTTAGCCAATCTTAATCAGCCGGGAGGTGCCGCATGAGCCACAAATCCGGATTCATCGCCCGCCTGGGCGCGATCATGAACCGCGCGGCGCTGGCGGTTTCCCATGCCCTGTGCGTGGCCGCCGCGAACTCATGGCGCGACTACTACAACCCGCTGCGGTCCCTGACGATCGCCAGAGCGGTTATGCTTTTGGAAGCCGGTGAGCGCGGGGCTTATGCGGAGTTGCAGTGGACATACAGATATATCGAGATGCAGGACGCCACGCTCGGCGCGCTGATCGAACGCCGCACCTCGGCGATCCAGGAGCTGGACTGGAACATCAAGATCCGCGCCAAGATTCCGGCCGGCAAACAACAGGTGGCCAAACGCCAAGCCGCGGCCTTGCAGGATGCGTATGACAAGATCGGCAATCTGTCCGAAGCATTCGAGGCGATGGCGCTGGCCACCTTCCGCGGCTTCTCCCGGTTGGAGAAAATCCGCGATGCCGACGGCAACCTTGTCAAGCTGTCGCCGGTGGACCAATGGTTCTGGTGCCGCCGCGGCCTCTATGGCGCGTGGCAGTACAACCGCAACTCCGCCATCGGAGCGATCGACGGCGAGGAAATCGACGAGAGCCGCTTCGTATCCCGCGAGGTGTCGCGGCCGGTGAACCGGGTGGCACTCATCGCGGCGGTTAGAAAGGGCGCCTCACAAAAGGACTGGGATGGCTTCATCGAGACTTTCGGGATTCCGGCGGTGTTTGTAATCATGCCGGAAAACCTGCCGGAGGGCAAGGAAGAGGAATATCTGTCCACGGCCGAGCAAGTCACCAGCGACGCACGCGGCGTGCTTCCGGCAGGCGCGGACATTAAAACGGTGGACAACGGGGCGCGCGGAGTGAATCCCTTCAAGGATCACCTGCAGTACCAGGACGAGCAGGTGGTGCTGCGCGGCACCGGCGGCAAGCTCACGATGCTTGCCGAGAGCGGCAGCGGCACCCTGGCAGGCGGCGCGCACAGCGACACGTTCGCTGCCATCGCCCGCGCCGAGGCCAAGGAGATTTCCGAAATCCTGCAACAGTGCATTGACGCGGAGATCATCGAGGCTGTCACTCCCGGCGAGCGCGCATTCGCGTACTTCGAATTGGCCAACGAGGAAACCGATCCGGCGCAATTGGTGAAGGACATCACGAGTATGGAAGCGGCCGGCCTGGAAACCGATGTGGGCTGGATCGAGGAAAAGACCGGCTATCCGGTCACGCGCCGCCTGGTCAACGCCGCGACCATCCGCCTCAACGAACCTCCCGGCCCCGCCGCAACGCAGCAGATCGATGCGATCGAGAATCAGGCGATCCACAACTCCATTCACAACCGCGAGATCACCGATCTGTTAGGAGACTGGATCAACAACATCGTGAAAAACCATCCATCCGTCGCCAATCGGGAACCCGCTGTTGAACCCGCCGTTGATCCCGCCTTGCAAGGACTCCGCGATGCGCTTGCAAGCGACCTGCAACCCCTTGGCGACGCGCTGCATGCGGCCGTGATGTGCGGCGACGATGCCGCGATGCGCGCCGAGCTGAAAAAAATCTCCGCCCGCATGCCCGACTTCCTGGAAAGCCCCGCCCTGACCAAGTTCCTGGCCGAGCAGAATGTCACCGCCCTAACCACACCCGCCAAGATCCCCGCACCATGAGAGCGAAAATACACAACCGTTCCGGCGAGATCCCGGCCGATGGCTGGTTCCAAATCGAGGTGACCGGCGAGCATCCCGCCGGTGCCAACCGCAAGCAGGTCATCGATGCTGTGGCGCTCGCCGCCATCGTCAATCGCTTCCAGGCCGATGCGGCCGATGAGAACTTTGCCGGCATGCTGGTCGATAACGATCACCTGTCGCACGACCTGACACAATCCACCGAGGCGCTGGCATGGGCCAGGGAGCTGGCCATCCGCAACGGCGAGTTGCATGGCCGCCTCGAACTGACTGATACCGGCGAGGCCGCGGTCAAACACAAACGCTTCAAGTTTTTCTCCACCGAATACGACCCCGAGGATCTGCAAGACCTCGGCGACGGCCGCGTGCGGCCGTTGCGCCTCAGCGGCCTCGCATTCACGAACCGCCCTAACAACAGGGGCGGCAAACCCATCTCGAACCGGAAGACTCCGGCGACGGAACCCGCATCCCCAAAAAATATGAAGAACATCGCCAACAAACTGAGTCTGCCTGATGACGCCGATGAGGCCGCCATCATCGCTTCAATCGAAACCCTGCTCGGCAAACTCAAAGCCGCCGAAGCCGCCGAGGCAGGCACCTCCGCCGACGCCATCATGAACCGCCTTGGCAAGCGCGTCCCGGAGGCCGTCCGGCCGCTGTGGCGCGAGAAGCTCATCGCCAATCGCGCCGAGACCGAGCCGCTGATGGAGGCGAGCTTCCCGGCCGTCGCCGCTGTGACCCCGCAAGCGCCCATCCACAACCGCAGCGGCGCCGTCACGCCCGAGCCGGTGAGCGACGGCACGTCCGACGCTGCCGCCGCCGATGCCAACAAGAAGGCTGCCGCCATCCGTAACCGTGCCGGGGAAATTTCCCGCACGCAGAAAATCCCGTTCAACCAGGCTTTCAACCTGGCCAAATCCGAACTCGCCTGATCTCCGCCAGCAACTCCTGAAACAAAACAACTGATAGACCTATGAAATCAATCTTCGAACAGCAATCCAACACCATTGATGGTGCCGTCTCCATACTGGTGGGTGCCACCACTTTAGTTGGCAAAGAGGGCCTGCTCTGCGTGCTCGGCTCGGCCGGCCTTGTCCCCGTCGCCGCCAAGAGCGACCTCGCCCTCTACCTGATCCTGGAAGGAGCCGCCCCCGGAGCTCTGGCCACGGTCTGGCCGATCACCGCCGACGGGCAGGTACGGATCAAAGCCAAAGGGACCGGCAGCAAGGGCGACACCCTGGTGCTCGCCACGGGGGCGGACGTCGGCAAGGTCTCGACCTTCGCCGCGCAGACGGACCGCAATTTCTCGCCAGGCATCGCCGAGGAAAACTATGTGGACGGCCAGCTCGTGCTGGTGCGGCCGTTGGCATCCTACGTCTACGGAGCCACTGCCGCCGTCAGCGCCGCTCCAGCGGTTACCGCCGCCACCAATACGACTCCCTACGGCTATACCACCGCCGCCCAGGCCGATGCCATCCGCGCCTGCGTCATCGAGATGCGCGCCGTGCTCATCTCCAAAGGATTCATGGTCTGAATCTAACCGAATCAACAGCAACCCGAAACACAACAACTGAACCAACAATATCATGAGCAAGCTTGCTTCAATCTCCTCCCTGCCGATGCTGCGCCAATACGCTCAGGGTCAGGCCCAAGACATGACGTCCGCTGTTGCGGACTTCCTCGCCCCCACCGTGCCGGTTGCCACCTCGGCAGGCCGCTTCAAGGTCTACACCGAAAAAAACAAATTCCGGATTCCCAATACGGCGCGCGCGCTGGGCGGGCAGGCCACACAGCTTGGCTTCGCCGCCACGGATGCCACCTACAACTGCCAGCCAAATGCGCTGGATTTCCCTGTCGACAATCTCGAAAAATTGGAAACCTCCGATCTGGAGAACATCCTGCAGGAAGGTGCCGACCTCGTCGCCCAGGCCGCCGCTCTCGCCCATGAGAAGACGGTGCTCGACAAAGCGATCGCCGCGGTGGGTTCCGGTACCGCGCTGTCCATCGGATCGACCGATGACGTCATCGACCAGCTCGACGGCGATATTCTATCGGTCATCAAGGCGGCCAAATTCGGCGGCCTGATGGGCGTTGGCGTGTTGATCGGTGCCGGTGCCTGGCGCAAGGTCAAAAATCATGCCAGCGTGCGCAACCGTTTCGTCGCAGGCGGCAAGCAGCAGTTCAACAACCTCGGTATCGCCGATCTCGGCCAATTGCTCATCACCAATGCCGAGTGCAAGATCTCGCTGCTATGCTACGACACCGCGCCGGAAGGTGTCGCCGAAAGCATCAGCTTCATGCTCGACGGAGATATACTCATCTTCGCCAAGCTCGCCACGCCGACACGGCGTGACCCGAGTTTCATGAAGACGTTCCGCCTGCGCGGCCAATGGATGGTTCCGGGATCCTACATCACGCCGGACGGCCGTGGAGAAGTCGCCAAGTTCGATTGGAGCGAAGACGTCCAGGTCACCAACTCCGCCGCCGCCATCCGGCGAACCGTGGCTCTCTCCTGAGTCATCTTCCGACCGGGAGGCGGTCCGACCCCGCCGACCGGTTTGGAATCCACCAAACACATATCTCCGTTTCTCCCGCAAACATATATGAAAACGCAACACTGCATCCTGACTGTCGCCCTGCTCTGCATCTCCGCCCTCGCCTGTCATGCCGCCCCCGGCCTCGACGCGCGCGCCGCCATCCCGCCCGATCCCGTGTCAAGTTGCTTGACCCCGGCCAAGGACTTCGCGCCCATCGCAATCAGCGCCGTCCCGGCCTGCGACGTGCTGTGGATCCACACCGCGCCCTGCACCCCGGACGTCCCCGTCTACCTCATCACCGCCGATGACCTCCTGTGTGAGCGAACGGCCGCGAGTGTGGCCGGCGAGCCGCGGCACGAGCCATACGTCACGCCCTTGCATGAGCACGGATGGTACGGTGCGGCAGTCATTCATCCGGCCGCCGACTGGCGCTGGCATTCCACCTGGCATCCCGCCGGCCTCTATTGGTGATTCACGTCCGCAAGACGCATAACAGCGGCGGGTGGGTTTTTAGGGTTATTCTCCCGCCCGCCGCTCTTCCTCCAGTCTTCTGTCTTCTGTCTTCCTCTCTACCATCTTTCCCCCATGCTCTGGATCACTCCCGTCGCCGCCGATCTCGAATCCGTCATGACCTCCAACGAGGCCGCGATCGCGCAACGCGCCGTTTCGGTGGGTACTCCCGACCGCACGCCGGAAATCCTGGCCAACCTGATCGCCGAGATCCGCGGAATGATCGCCACCTGGGTTCCGAATTCCATCTCGGCCGATCCGACTAAAATACCGCCGTCCTTCAAGGCCCGTTTTCTGGTGCTTGCCCGTGGCCGGGTGCTAACCGGACTACCGGGATACGCCCAAAGCGATGAGCGTAAGGCGGAAGCCGCCGCCGCCGAGGCGTGGCTGCTGCTGGTCGCGAAGGGAATAATCCGGCCGGAGCCAGCCGACGATGCGGTAACCACCGGAGTTCCTTCCGAAAAATACGCCCCCAAGCCTCAAATCAATGCCCGCGAGCGCTATTTCCAACGCGACCAACAACAAGGGATCTGACATCCCCGCCGCGACACCTTCCGAACCATAATATCTGACTATCTAACATCATGGCCAATATCGCACTTTCCTCCGGCACCCCCACCGTCACCACCACCGGCCTGACCGCCGGAGCCGGTTACTCGATCCAACATATCGGCGGCATCAAGGCCGAGGTGCAGGTTGGAGCAAGCGCCGGATGGTTGCTCATCTACGCCGCCGGCAAAGGACCTGGATGCTATATCCCGGCCCTATGTGGCACCACCATCCGCTGGAGTCTCGACGGTTCCTCTGCGAGCGCCGAAATAACCCTCACCGCCTCAGCATGATCCCGGCCGTACAATCGATCATCCCGACTGCCGTCCTGCCCGCTGTCCTGCCCCTGGATCAGGCAGAGATGGCGAGTCGTGGAGCGGCGATCGATGCGACGGCCAAGGCCTATCAGACGACGACCGGTATTTCCAAGTCAGCCGCGAGACGGTGGTCCAAGTTTTTGCTGGGTCTGGATGCTTTAAGCATCCGCACGTCCCTCATCGATGCAGTCGTGCTGCGCGCCGACATGCAACCCACCGGCGGCACCACGGCGTACAGTTTGCTTGGCACCTCGAACCTGGCGATGAACGGAACCATCACGCGTCACAAGAACGGATTTGTTTTCGGCAATGATTCGGACAGCTCCCCCACCGTTCCAAGCTATTGCACCGGATCCTTTCCGGTCACTTCGGGGGATGTGACGATGATCTTCGCATCCTTCCGACCGAGCGAATCCAACATCACCCACACGCATGCTCCGGTGATGTTGTACAAGCCGGCAAATTCAGCAACCCCGCTGCCGGCATGGACGGTCAATAGCCTGTGGGCGCAGGCGGAAGGCTCCAATTTTCTGGCCTATACCTATGACGGGATCGGCAACTTTTCGCCGTTTGCCATATCCGCGCACAGTCCGGCGGAGACGCGCTACATGCCGATTGCCCTGAGCAATGCGGCAGTGGGGGCGGCCGGATCCCTGACGGCGCGCATACCAGGGCAAACCACCGCGAGCACCACCGGAACCGGATCGAAAACGTTCAACCGTTTGGAACTCGGCCGCTACTCGGATTCCGGTTACGGATCATGGAAAAACTATGATGACTCGCTGGTGCCGTTTGTTTTTGCCTTTTCAAAAATTCTGAGCACCACCGAGCTCGCTGGATTCAATGCTCTCGTCGATCAATATATCCATCCGAAATACCGGATCGTGGCCGAGGGAGACAGCATGTCGTCGTCGACCGTTGGCCTGTGCCTGTTCTTCCGCGATCGCGCCGGGTTTTTCGGATCGAACATGGATTTGGTCGAGGTGGCGACGGGCGGGGAAACCACCACCCAAATGGTGTCTGAAATCGGCACTGCGGCAGGAATCAATGATCAGGGCAGCAGCAGCTTCCCGGTGATCTGCACGATCTGGGGAGGGCAAAACGACCGCGCCATTGATGGCAACCAAACCCATGCCAATCTTCGTACGCTGTGGGCCGCGGCTAAATCCCGCGGAATGAAAGTGGTTGCCTTCACGATAACCAAATCGAGCTCCATCACCGCCGCCGGATGGGAAGCCGACCGGCTGCTGGCAAATGCCGCGATCCGGGGAGATGCCGGACTCGGCTATTATGACTATCTGATGGATGTCGATGCCCTCATCGCCGGCGCATCGAGCTACAATCCTTATTACCTGGATCCGGCCTGGTACAACCAGGTCATCCCCGACCAGGTCCATCTGACCAGCACGATACCAGGCGGCAATACACAGCTGATGGATGCCCTCTATACTCTCATCTCGGCCGAAATTCCCTGACCCATGCCCGACGCAACTCTCACCCAGATCACCGACGCGCTCATCGCCGCGCGCGATCGCGGGTTGCTGCCCACCACGCTGGACAGCGCCGGGCTGCGGGAGTTGGGTTCGGAACTTTTGGCCAGGTCGTTTTTCAGCGCGCACGCTGCCAATGCGACATATATCTCGGATGCGAAGGGCTTTGTTGACCAACTCGCGGCCGGCGACATTGGTGAGGGGCAGACCCGCACGGCGATCTGGGAAGCGCTCAAAGCGCAGGGCTACACGCCCGAGGGCGGCTTTCCCGACACGCCGGTCGGCCAGGTGCCACCGGCCGTTGCAGGGAGCCTGCAAGACCTCAGCAGCCATCGCCGCATCGACCTCATTGTCCGCACGCAAAAAGACCTCATGACCGGGGCCGGCCAGCAAGCCCGCGGCATGATTCCCGAATATCTCTCCGCCTATCCGGCATACGAGCTCATTCGGGTCGGACGGGTCAAGGTGGCCAGGGATTGGCCGGCTGACTGGCTGATCAGCGGTGGCAAGCCCGCAGGCAAGGAATTCAATCCGCTGGCCTATCAGTTCATCGGCGCATCCACCGGATGGTTTGCGCTGAAAGGGGATCCGCTGTGGGGAGAGCTTGGGAGTTCGGGTAACTTTTCCGATGCGCTCGATACGGACCATCCGCCGTTCCGGTTTAACTCCGGCATGGGCTGGCGGCCGGTGAGCGCCGCGATGTGCCAGCTCCACGGAATCACCGGGCCCAATGGCGAAACGCCCGCGGAATGGGCCGCCTCGCGTCCCAATGTCCTGGGCGGAAAAATGCCGCTTCCCGAGCCACAGGTTTCGCTGAAAGGCGTGGATCCGGCGATCATCAAACAATTCATGGCCGATACCCGGGCCACAGCCGACCCCACCAAGCCGGGGGTGTTGAATTTTTCCGATATCCTTGCCAGGGGACTCGCCGAGGCCAAAGCCGCCTACCTCCAATGAGCGACTCCGTCATCACCATCACGGTCACCGGCAGGGATGCCGCTGCAGCGCGGGTCAATTGCCTGATCCGCGGTCTCACCAGTCGCCGCCCATTGCATGCGCAGATTGCCACCGATGCCGTCACGGAGACCGGGAAACGTCTCCAACAACTCAATCGCCACAATACCGCGACGCGTCTCGGTGCCGAGCCCACCAACTTCCGCGACCGCAACGCGCTCTCGCTGCAACCCGTCAGCGACGATGACGCGGCATACATGCTCATTCCGCGCAACACCGGACTCGGCCGCGCGTTTCACGACGTGCTGATTCTTCCCGGTACCGGCAAGACATACGTTACTTTATCGGCAAGCCCCCGTACCTATGGCCTGCATGTGCGCGACTTCCCCGAGGGGACGTTTGACTTCGCCATCATCCATACCCACCGCGGCCCCTGCCCGGTGATGATCTTCAAGGATACCAAGGAAATCGGCTACTGGCTGCGCCGCAGCGTCACCCAAAAACAGGACCGCACTCTGCTACCCTCCGACGCCGACTGGCGGGACATGGCCCGCTATACCTCGGTAGAATATCTGAAACATCTCATCGAAAACCAACCGTCATGAGCAAAGCCCTCGACCATGCCGACCTGATGGCCCTGCGGATTGTCTCCGCGCCGGCCTCCGGCGAAGAGCCTACCACCATCGACATCACCACGGTGGCCTGCGTGGTGGACCGCCAAAAGGATATTAATTCGGTGATCGCCGAAGCGGTGGCCAAGGACGCCGGCACGGCCATCGTGATTCTGTGGCAGGGCTTCACCACCCTTGACCAGGACTCTCCCAATCCGCGCCTGGCCAACCGCTACACCGTGTCGGTCTATTCGCAGCCGGTGATCGCCGGGGAAAATCTCGCGGCCGATGACGTGATGGAATCCGTGATCCAGCGCCTGCTGGGCTGGGTTCCCGCCGGAGGCAATTACAGCGACCGCGCCCAAATCAACAACGGCGGCATGATGCCCGACCGCACCTGGCTCATCTACGACTGCGAGGTCGTCATTCCCGCGTCCCTCTGATTCTCCATCTAACACCAAACTCCAACATATATGAGCGCAACCCCCCCGATTGTCATCCGTCGCGAACTCTTGAACGTCCGCGGTTATTTCATCCCCCAAGGCGACCTCGTCGATGGGATCACCGTCGCCGCGGAGGCCGCCAGCGGCCAAGGCTGGCCGGACAACGCCCCGACCTCCAACTACACCGCGTATGAGTTCGTGCAGATCGAAAACGCCAAGTCGGTCAATACGGTGGTGAATGAAGTCTTCAAGATCCCCAATCCGGCGGGCGGTGGTTACGTGGATGATGAAGAACAAATGGTGACCAAGAGGTCGTGGGAGATGGAAAGCCACGCCACCAACAGTTACTTCAAAAAACTGGAAAACGGCCTGGCATCCCTGCCGGTCGCAGGCACCGCACAAGCCATCGGACAAAACCTCGATAACTATATCGACGGCGTGGCATTGCTGGTCTACACGACCAAGGGCTCGACCGTGGTCGAGCGCCGCCAGGTGTGGGCGCGGCTGCGCCTGAAAGCCGCGCCGGATGTCGGTCCCGCCACCGGCAAGGTCGCGTTTTCTCTCGAGATGCGCCCGAGCACTCAAAACAGCTATCTGCTCGTCGCCTGAGTCTTCAAAAAGACCGGACTGATCCATTGGGTCGGTCCGGTCTCTTCCGCAAGTCTGCTGTCTTTCTGCTTCCTCTCTATCATCTATCGCCATGCCATCCTCCCCCGCCGTGATTTTCACGCCTCCCACGCTCGCTCCTGCCACGCCACCGGCGCTTCCCGTGCTGCCAAGTGCAGCACCAGTGCAGCCGGCGAGCATCGGACCTGCCGCAGCCGCGCCTGCCACGCCTCCAGCCGTGTTTGTGCCGTTGACGCCGTCGGCAATGGTGGCGGCGAGTCTGACGGCTGGCAATATCCTGTGGACCGCTGCGTCCCCCGGCCCCGAGGGAAATGCGATCACGCGCGAAGTGGCATCAATCACGGGCAAGCAAATCAGCATCGCCGTCGCTGGGAAAGCCGTGACAGTCAGTGCCGGCACTCAATACAACTGCGTCGTCTCCGGAGCGCTGACGGACGGTACCAACAGCATCGTGTTCCCGACCCTGGTTTCCAATGACTTCCATTGGTCCAATGTCGGGCCGCTCAACCCATTTTCCAACAACGGGTATTATGTCAGCGGGGCGAGTGGTTCATGGCAGGTCGTTTACAATCACGAGTCTAATGTCATCGCGGAATGGAATTCCGATGCGGCCGTGACGACTCCTGACCAGGTGCCCGCAGGACTATGGAACGGCAGCACCAACCCGCATGCTTGGAAAAAGGTCTCAACGGAAACGGGGATCCCGGTGGTAACTCTCTCGATCGCCACTTCCGCCCAGGTCATCTCCGCGGTAAACGCCTCGGCCGCCGCGGCTGCCGTGCTCAGCGCCGCGGCTTCCGGATCGGTGACCGGAGCCGTCACAATTTCCGTCGCTACCAATCTAACGGGAGGATCAGGACTGGCCCGTCCGGCTGAGATCTAACGCGATGATTTCTTCCAACTTCAAACTCACTTACGATCCTGCCGGATCCGCTACGGTGATTCTCAATTATGGGGATCGCATCGGCGATGAGTTGGAGCCGGCGCTGGCCAAGACCGTCGAGGTGGTGACGTTGGTCGATGCCGACGCGCCGTTCATCCGCATCGGCAAAAACGCGGTGACGACATTCTCCGTCATCGTGGCCACCGACAAGACGACCGACAAGGAGGCGCGCGCCGCGATGCTCGACAGCATCATCGCCGCCCAGGCCGCCACCAAGAAGCCGCTACGCATCGAGATCAACGGCTATGCCGACGGACGCTACTGGCAGTTTTCCAACGCGACGATCATCACCCACAAGCCAAAGCGTTATCTATCCACTCCCGCCGCCAGGTGGCAGCGCACGATGGACATCGTGGCCACCGGCCTAACCTATTCCCCGCCGCCCTAACTCTTTGATACAATGGCCGGAGAAGACCCCAACATCAAGATCACCTTCCTCACCGACGCAGATACCAGCGGCGCGGAGAAGACGGTGGACGCGCTCAAGAAAGTCGAGGACGAGCAGCTCACCTTGCAGCAGCAGCGGGACGCGCGGATCAAAGGCGTGCGTTACGACAACCCAACCTTCTTCGATCCCGAGAAGGAAGAGGCCGCCGCCCGCCGCGCCGCCGCCGCCGCGTCCAACGCCGCCGCCGCCCAGGAGGCCGCCGCCAACCGCGCCGCGATGGCAGCCGCCGAAAAGGCCGCCGCCGAGCAAGCGGCAGCCGCCAAGATCGAAGCCGCACTGGCAGAGGAAACCGCAGCGGCGGAAGCGCAGGCCATCGCCGATGAGGCCATTGCCGCCAAAAAGCTAGCTAACGCGACGCTACGTGCTCTCACGCCACGCAACCGGCAGTTGTCGGCCGCAATGTCTGTAGCCAACAGCCCGCAGGCGATGGCGATGCTGGCGAATCCCTATGTATTGGCGACGGCCGCAGTGGTGACGCTGGGAACCGTTGCCTCAAAAGTTTTTGAAGGCGTCGCCAAGGACATGGATGAGGCGACAGCCGCTGGCGGGAAGTTTGAAGCGGAGAACGAGAAAACAGCAATCGCAATCCATGCTATCGGCTCGCCCTGGACGACAATCAAACTTGGATTTTCATCCATGTTTGAATCCGTTCAGCAGGGTGCCAAATCGGCTACCATGTCGGTTATAGGACTTTTTGATGGTGGTGCCGCTGCCGCTGAGCTGGCCAGTGAAAAGCAATTGGTGGCCATTGCAAAGACAGCCCAACAGGATGCTGATGCGATGTATAGACGCGTGCAGTTGCACGCGGAGACAACCGAAAAGATTTTAGCAGACGAACTGAAGCTGCATGCCGCTTTGGACAGTCTGGCAGCCGGCCGTGAGAAAAGATCAGGGGCTGCTGGCGATGAGGTGGCTGCAAATGAAGTTGCGCGCCAAATCCAAAAAAGCGCCCAAGAGGATGCGCTAATCATTCAGAAAATCAATGATGCCCAAGCGGATAAGGATGCGCTATTGACAAAATTGCACGCGGCGGGAGCCTTCCGCTCAGACAAAGAAAAAGAGGAAATCCAAAAACAGATCGATTCCGATAGTGCGAATCTTCGGAAATGGGCAGAAGATCTCTCGCAAAAGCAGAAGATCGATGCGATCAATCTAACCAACAAGGTTGAGGAATCGCAGGCGGCGGTGAAGGACGCGCTGGAAAAGAAACTCACCGATAGCGCCAAGGAACTCCAAAAGAACTTGCAGGCAATCGTGGATTCAGAGGGCGGAAAGGCGTCTCCGATAACGCAGCAGGCTTTGAAGCAGGTCAATGCCATCCTGGTGGACGACAAGGTGACCGCCGACCAGGCCGGGAAACTCAAGGCCGCTGCGGAGCTTTTCAGATCATCGGCAGATGCGCGATCGCGCGAACAACAGGCGTGGATCATCGACCTGCTGACAACCGACAAGGATGCCGTTGCGAAAGCCACCAAACTCTCCGGGCAGATCGATGCCTCCACCAAAGCGGTGACAACGAGCGTGGAGACGATGACGGCGGCGGCAACCAAATCGACTGCCGACACCCAGGCGGCGCTCGCCACCCATCACGCTCAAACCATCACCTCCATCCAATCGCTGACTCCGAAAAAAGAGGAGACGCAGGCGGTGGTGCAGGCGGTCAATGACGTGGGGGAGGCTTTCGACGCCAACGCCAAGGCGATTATTTCCGCGCTCGGTTCGCTGGCCAAGAAGGTCGCGTCCTTGCAGCAACAAATCAACCAGATGGCATCTGCCAGATAACATGGCATGGATCATCAAAGGCCAGAGTGGATTCAAGACCGGCACCACGCCGTGGGCACTTGACGCCACCGCGCGGAGTTTTTCGGATCTGAACCTTTCCGCTTGCGTGCTGCAATTCCAGTCGCTGGCGCAAGACACGTTGACTTGGACGGCCGAGGCTTCCGATGCCACCGGTGCAGGGACAATCGTCCCTGACTTCGGTCAAACCGTGGAACTGTGGTGGGATACGACGCGGAAATTTCACGGCCATGTCACCGGCGTCAAGGTGGGCATGAAGCAGATTCAAATCACGGTGGACGGTCCGTGGTGGTGGATGGACCGGATCAACCTGACGTCGGATATTTTGCCTTACGTTGGGGCCGATGGGGTGAGCACGGGTCAGACGTCGGCGACGCGGCCTACCTATATTTTCGTCACGCAATCGCTGGCCACTTCCATCGCCGCATTGATCGCCCGCGCCATCGCCAACGGCGTGCCGCAGGCGGCCGGCAGCGTGGCAACGATGTACGACGTGCCGCAGATGACACTTGCGGAGCAAACCTGCGCCAGCGCGCTGGCGACGCTGATGGCATGGTGCCCGGATTCGGTGGCGTGGTTTGACTACAGCGGAAGCGGCGCGCCCGTGCTCAATGTGACGCGCCGCGGGGTGATGGGATCGATCACCTACACCATCGCTGCCGACTTCGTCGAGATCGGGGAAATCACCCCGCGCATGGACTTGGAGGTCGCCCGCAACGAGCTGCATTACGTGACCCGCAACGCCACCACCGGAAAACCCGCATGGGCCTCCCAGGTGAGCGGCAGCGATCCTGGTGGAAAGTTGCAGATCGTGACGGTGAGCGGCCCGGAAATCGTAGACTTCCTGCCGCGTGACGATTTCGAGAGCTACGCGCTGCAAACGCAGTCGCTGAGCACCCTGTTCGCCGGGGGCTTGTGGCAGCTCGACCCTTCGCTGATGACGCTCTTTCAAACGTACGGCTACGGTCGGGATACGTACTACTATGCTCCGGTTCCGATCTCCCTGTTTTATACGGGCGGCCAGCCGGCCTACCAAAAGACGCACGCTTTCCCCGGCGGCATGTGCAAGGATTCCAAGGGCGTGATCCTGGCTCCCGGAAGCTACCATCTGATCCTCACCGCCTCGCCGCCATCATGGCTTACCGACCAGGGGATTGCCGTGACGGTGAGCCAATGGTTCGTGATGTTGGAGGCACCAGTAAGCCAGGGTTATTCGCCGGGTTTCGGGGCATGGCGGCAGAGCTCGACGGATATCGGAGTGGACACCGTGAGTTTTTATTCGTCCGGAAATTACAATTGGGCGGCGCGCGAGGTTCTCATCAGCGGCTGGGCGCTTCCCAACGCCCTTGGCCACACCTCCCTGACGACGGTTTACAAACCGTGGGAATATACTTTTCTGACGCCTCCCGCCGGACTCGCCTCGGCATTGGTGGCCGCGCAAGCGTGGGTGCCGTGGGAAGGCCCGATCACGCTGGTTTCCGACGAGTGTTCGGGCGACAACCTGCTGCCCAACAAGTTCAATCTGGCCAACGCGCTGCTAGCCTGTGCCAACATGGGAGCGCTGGCCAAGAGCGTGACCCACGACCTCATGCAAGACCGCACCACCATCGAGCTCGGCGCGCCGGCGCGGGTGGATTTCGGCACCCTGGTTTCCCGTGTAAGACAAGACCCCAAAGACAACATTGTGTATGTATGAAAACTCTATCCGCCCTCGCCCTCTGCCTCTCACTTTCCTCGTGCGCGCAAACCCTGTTCTATGGCACGACCGGCAAACCGGTCGCGCGATTTCAGGGCGACATGCCCAGTGGTACGAATTTTTCCTATACTCCGGGCGGGGCCATCACTTGGACGGCCGGGGCCGTCAACCACAGCGCAGCCACGCTGGCGCAAGGCACGGCAGCGTCCGGTGTGGTCTCCACCGCCGGGACCGCCACCGCGATCGCCGGCCTCAGCAAACTGATCAAATGAAACGCCTTTTGTTGCTCGCCATCTGCCTCGCCCTTGCCGCCTGCGCGAACCAAGACCAGCGGCGGGCGGATTACCATCCGGTTTATTTCATGTACACAGGCCAATGAATCCTCCCGTCTATCATTTTGAATGCGTCTGGATGACTACGAACGTCACCGGCACGCCCCATGCGGCGGCGCTGCAAGCGGCCAATCCCGAGCTGCGGGTGCATACCTGTTATTCGCCCCAGGGCGAGACGCCGGAGGATAGTCGCCACCGCTGGCGCAACTGCGACCGAAACATTCGCGGCTGGTGGGATGAAAACCGCGCGGAGGTGGCCACCGACCAAGTGTTGTTTTTGGAGTGGGACGTGTTCGCCAACGTCAATCTGCCGGACCATCTGCCTAGCCTCGGTGGCAACTACGGCATCGCCGGTCCGCGTATCCTCAGCCCGATCAGCGACCGGGCATTCTGGCCGTTCCAAGAGGACCTGCCAAAGTTACCTCGCGAGATGGAAGCGCTCGCCTGCGCCACCGCTCCGCTGGCGGTGCTGCTCATCAGCAGGGCCGCTCTGGACGCGATCCAAGCGCCCTGCTATGACGCGATTTTCGCCGACGACATCTTTTGCGAGACCCGCCTGCCAACCGTGATCAGGCATGCCGGTTTCCGGGTGGTGGAAATGCGCCTGCCTGATGTCGGGTGCAAGCCGATGATTCCAGGGCCGGCGCGCGGCATCTATCACCCGGTGAAACAACCCGTTTATTTGTCGTCATGATAGCCGGATTTCAAAGTTTCTCGGACAGTAACGGCAACCTTTGGGTCGCCGATGGGTGGGTGTCGCAACTGCGCAGTGGCATGCGGATCGCGGTGGGCACCGGGCAACCTTTGCCACCGCTTTTGCGGGCTCCTGATGGCTCGCGTTTCATGGCCTCGGCGGCTGCCTCAGGCGGCACGTTCGTTGGCGGCAGCGGCCGCAACCTGACCAGTACAGGCCTCACGCCATCCCTCTCCGGCCCGCCGCTTCCGGTGGGCATCTGGACGCCCCGGCGGCCCAACGTGTGGGCGCTTTCAATCTTCACTCTCACGGTCACCGGGCCGAGTGCCGCTACCATCAGCGACGGTACCAACGATGTGGCCATACTGACAGCAGGCGGCACGGCCCCGGTGGGCAGCTTCGTCGCCACATCGTACGGCCAGACCACCTACAATTCCGGCAGCGCGTTCACCCTCGCAGTGGCGGCCGAGGCGGGCGGGCCAGGCATCGTCCCAAGCTATGCGGTGAGCATCTCGGCCGGCACCGCGCGAGCCGATACGTACGCCCCATCATCCGCCATCGACTACGCTGCCGCCGGCGATGCCAATTGGACAATTCTCGTCAATTCCGACGGCAGTGCCGATCTCAAACACAGCGGTACCACCATCGCCACCCGAGCGGCCGGCAGCGACTGTGAGCCCGGTGGCGTCTTTGAGGCCAACTCCACTGGCCAGACCACCTACAATTCCGGCAATCCATGGCGCGCGTTCGTCCAGGTCATGCCCGCCGCGGTGCGTGCCGGCTTCGGCTATCTGACCGTCACCGAGGTCGCAGGCGTTCTCTCTACCGTGGCTGGTCCTTTTTTTGCCACCGCCCTGCCCTCTGACACCTCCACGGTATTTCATCCCGCCATCGTGCTGTCGGATGGTTTGGGTGGCATCTCCCAGATCATTTCCGGCCCCCTCATTTGGCCAGGCTGAGGATTTTTATCCTTTCTGAAAATCGGCAATTAACCCCTCATGCAGCCTCTCTGCATTCATCCCGCAGGGTCGATTTTTTTCCATTCTTCTCATTTCTCTGTCCATTCTTCTCATTTCTATTGTCCCTCTTAGGTGGCCGGACACATTCCGGTTTATGGCTCCATTTATGCTTATCGGCGGCCGGTGGACGAGCGGGTCGTATGGATTCACGCCTTGGGTCATGTGGCGAAGGATGCCGCAGGCAAGCCGACCGACATGTTCGGCGTCACCCAGGACATCACCGATTTCAAGCTGCTGGAAACGGAGTTGCACGCCGCCAAAGACGCCGCGGAGGAGGCCACCAAGGCGAAGTCCGACTTTCTCGCCAACATGAGCCACGAGATCCGCACCCCGATGAACGCCATCATCGGCCTTTCCCACCTCGCTCTCAAAACGCCGCTCAACCCCAAGCAGCGCGACTATGTCAGCAAAGTCCACAACGCCGGCACGTCCCTGCTGGGCATCATCAACGACATCCTCGATTTCTCCAAGATCGAGGCCGGCAAGCTCGACATGGAGACCACGGATTTCCGGCTCGACGAGGTGATCAGCTCGGTCACCACACTCACCGCCCAGAAGGCGCACGACAAGGGCCTGGAGTTTCTCGCGCACGTCTCGCCGGAGATTCCCGAGAATCTGTTGGGCGACCCGCTCCGCCTCGGCCAGATCCTGACGAACTTCGTCAACAACTCCGTCAAGTTCACCGAGCATGGCGAGATCCGCCTGAACATCGACCTGCTGGAACGCACGGGCGAAAAGGTGCAGTTGAAGTTTTCCGTCCGCGACACGGGCATCGGCATGACCCCTGAGCAGGCGGCGAAACTCTTCCAGCCATTCGTACAGGCAGACACCTCCACGACCCGCAAGCACGGCGGCACCGGGCTGGGCCTGACCATCTGCCGGCGCTTGGTGGAATTGATGGGGGGACGCGTCTGGCTTGAAAGCGAACCCGGCGTGGGTAGCACCTTCTTTTTCA